TCAGACTGAAATAAAAATGGAAGGAGGTGATGTCCCAACGCGCAATCTTGAGGTTCTCTCAAGTGAAGAAAGAATTAGAAGTGCGACAAGTTCTGCTCTATCTTCGGTTCGTTTCTTTACCTTAGAGAGAGAAAATCGTTCTGTACTGATTTATTCTCAGGTTCCAGCGCCTGTTAATACTACATCATATTTGCTGAAATTTACTCAGAAGAAAATTGGGGAGATGAGTCCTCTAGTAGACATTCGTCTTATCAACACTCTAGATTTAACTCGCCCCGGCTCAGAGCCGGTTGCGTGCTGCATACTTGATCTGACTCCGGACGCATCAGGAGTTATTTATGATGACTTTTACGCATTCTCGGACGAGAAGTTCGACATAGTACGCACTTGGATTATTGCGGCTAAAATTTTACGCAAATATGGAAACGTCATTTATCTAAGACCAGATACAGTTACGGTTAATGATACCGTAGTTGTAGACCGTATTGAATTGGCTCAATTCCGATTCAGAAACTTAATTGCAATAGGTGAAACCATTAAGAACCCGTCTGAAAGGCTTGATTATATGAATTCTTTAAAAGGACGTTTTGTTGAGACGATGAACGAAGGCGTTCCTGATTATGAAGCACGTTATACCAATTCCTGTCGATACGGTTCTGAAGATACGAACTTTGTTACCGCTAAAATTCCAATCTTTGACGTTGAAAAGCATATGATCGAGAGTGCTAACAGCCACTTCGGTCAATTATATATGCATCCCATGAAATTAATTGATAGTTACCGTGATCTTGAAACTGAGATCACTCGTATTTCACCCGATACGCGTATGCGAGCTGCAGGAGCCAATCGTAACATTCGAGTTCCTGGTCCACTAATATACACCGTTGATGTAGCGGAATATTACCAATCATTAATGTCTATTAAAGAATTGCACATGCAATTAGATTCTATGGTCGTGGTCTCTATGATGTTAGGGAACATGGCTACTGAAATTTCTACATTACAACAATCACTAAGAGTATCATCTGGCGTAAGTTCAGGTGCTGACGTGATCAACCCTTGTATAAATACTGGAAAATTATCTATGCTAATTGATACAATCTTCCGCGTTAATATAAATCCGAATATATTTCAAGTAGACATATTAGACGTGCATATCCAGATGTGGTCTTCCCCCATCCAGTTTATTGCACTGAAGTTTTTCTTATCTATGATACCCGCACCTGTTATTACAGCGCAACAGCGACGAAAGATTAATAACATTACAATTGCTCACATATTACACGCTTTTCTGACGCCAGTACAATTTCAAACTCTTGCAAATAGAATTCGAGATGAGAGTCGAGGAATCGAGCTCCCTGATGTGGCTTCGATGAATTGCTGGTCTAGGTCCCATATTGATCTAATGCAGACAGTCTATTATTATGGTATTACTGTCCTAAATTCTAGTTCCAAAGCTTTTAGCGATGTCAGAACCTTGATTACTATGTGGTTTAACGATACGTCACATATGATCAATAACACTAAGATACATTTACCAGGCGGGGGCGTCGAAGAGATGTCTCTGTGTACTCCATATTATACGGGGAAATCCCCTCTGGCTTACGCCCGTGATACGGAATTTGATTCCTTCAGACTAGCAAGACATATGAAGCCAAATGGCGTGCTCCTAATGAACAGTCAGACTGATTATATGGAGTTTGGTGATTCAAGTGTCCTTACACGCATTATTAAATTTGCCACAACGTATTTTTCACAAATTAGGAATCTGGGGTTATCACCATCCCAATTATCGACGATACTAACGTACGTTGAGCAACGAAGTGTTGAACGTATACTCATGATCCCACGAGTATTTAACGTAATGAGGGGAACCTTCAGTACCAGTATTGCCGCAGATGGTTTCATACGTAACGTACCCCTATCACATAAAAGTTATTTAAAAGTAGACAGCAGATTCATGATTACTGGCATGATGATGATTGATGCAGGGGCTGAACTTAGATTAGATGCTACGGTTCGTATGTATGGGGGAACTCACGTTGCATATACCATGCAAATTTTCAAATCTTTGTACAAAGAAATATCTATCAGATGTGGTCTTAGCTTAGGCTCAGACGTCACTCAGAAGCAATTAATTCTCGTCACTACATCATTAATGAAAATATTTTTCGAAACCCCAGAGTTTGATCCGAAAGAAATGTTCGGCTATGAGGATGCTGGGCAATGGAGAAGATTCCTTGAGGGAGATTACGTTCCAATATCAGAAATTCCAGTGCTTGACAACTTCTTCCAACTTATCGGACGAATCGAGCCTTTACTACGAAGTGAATATCTACACGAACGTATCGTACGTAGATTTTTCCTAACTTATGGAGCATATTCAAAAGGTCAAGGTCCTGTAATGGCCGTAAATACGGTTCCTAGGAACCGATTAGATATAATTCACACGATTACGTCAATTAATGACTACGAAAACCTGATTTCGACGGCTTACACCACTGGGGAAGAGTGGGGTACCGAATTCGACAATTTATGGTATAATAAAATGTCAAAAGTAGATCCTGTGACTCAAATGTCCAGTGATCCTTCGAAAAATAAGATACCAGCGATACGTGTATTGGCTAATGCCAGAGTTACATTGGATATACTATTGGAAGACGGTTCATTTACTACAGGATCGGCTGGCCCAGGAAGTACAATAGCCGATTTTGAAAATTATATGGGCAGTATAGTTAAAGATATACGTCGATCACGTATGTTAAATATAAAGCATACAGTCATCCTTAATGACATTGGTTCTCATAATCGTCCGGAACCCATGCCAGTGGCCAAACGGCGTGATTCATTATTATCACGACTTCCATCTTTATGTATGGTCGTACCTTATAAAGACTTGGAGTTGCGCACCGCTTCTCCAATTGATTTACTTGACAGATTAAATAATCAAGTCACATTTCGTAGAGATGCTTATGAGATGTGGCATGATTTCAAGATTGAAATTACAAGAGCTAATAGGGTGTTTTAAATGCCTTATAAATTCGTGGTACTTGATACTAATTTGAACGATCTCTGATGCCAATTAGAAGCGCTTTGAGGAAATATCTTCTGGAAACGATTATATGGATAGCCTATGGGTCCATATATGGTAACCTTTTAC